TATTCTTTACTTTCTTCCTCTTTTGGCGAGGGTTTCTCTTTGGTTTGCATACCACTCCAAGTTCTCTTTTAAAGCCTTAACTACTTTAACCTCTCTCCAGATCCCTTCACCCTGCTCAGGTGTTGGTACGCTAGAAAAAGCCCTGTACAAATTATCTTCCATTTCTTGGAAAATAAACTGTATTGCTTCATCTCCTATAAGCCTATGGGCTGCGTGTGCCACTTTAAGCCTTGTATCTATATCAGCCTTTTCACTTCCTAGGCTAGTTACCAATCTTGACTGCTCTCTCACTGCGTGCCTCCAAGTTAAGTTCAGCTACTTTAAACTCGTTTTCGTCTTCATGCTTCTTAACGTCAAGCATAAACTCTTGTTCTTTAAGTGCAAGTTCTTCACGATCGATAGCAAGCTTTTCTTGCTCGATCTGGATCTGAGCCATTGTTGCTTGCATCTGAGCTTCCATCGCTTGCTGCTCTGGGCTTGGCCCTTCTTGCTGGCCTGTAAACTCAACGCCTGGATCAGTGAAGTAGCGACCGTATGCCGCTTTATCATACAATCTGACCATATCCTCTTGCAACTGAACGATCTGGTAAGGCATTACCGTAACACCTAGACCGCCAGCAGCAACCATCTGCTGTTGTGCAGCCATAGTCTGTTGCATGTGGAATAGTTGCTCAGTCTTTGACCCATTACCTAAACCAACTAATACAGTCACGTCTTTGCGGGCATTCCAAGTACGAGGATCTACTTCAACAAACTTGTTATCTAATCGGAAGATAGCCTTGTCATCTGCATGAGCAATCTCTAGCTCGTAGATACCCATAAAGACTTTACGCAAGAACTCACCGAACTCACGCGCAATCAGGCGAATACGAGCCTGACGCTTACTAACTACCTGACTAACTGCACCCGCAGCAGTGTTGCCGTTAAGGATGCTGGGATCTATTGAGTTATCTGTAGATCCTACGTTAGCCTCTAGCATCTGATCAGCTACACCCATCATGTTATATGTGTGAGCACCGAATGATGGCTGGCTTGGGAATGAGATAGCGTTAGGATGCTTAACTAAGTATGGAGCACCAGGCTTACTGCTCATTACTGAGTCTAGGTCTACTTGGCCCTCAACGACCACAGGGCGACCGTTATTTAAGTTGTACTGATTGTCTAACTGGTTACGCCAAAGTGTGCTCTTGACCTTCTGGATAGGTGCTGCGGCATCCGCAGGGCAAAGACCTGTAAGCTTGTGAGGCATACGGATAGGAGTCCAGATTTCAAACGGAATCTCATCTACTTCTTCAATGTTTAATACGATATTGCCTACTTTGCAAACTTTAAGAAGCTCATCGTAACCATCTTCGTCACGATCAACTCTAATATAAACTTCATGTAGGTCATACATCTTACCGATGTAGTTCTCGTCACCATCGTAGTCATCAGTGTCAAAGTTACGAGCAATACGCTCAGGTGAGTCATACTCGTTATAACCTGATGATGTACTAGCCTTGTCAATCTTGCTTTCTTCAAAGCCCATCTCTAACAGATCGCTTTTAGACTTTTGGCTGCGCTGACGTACAAAACGAGCTTCTTGCACTGTAGCCGCATTACGATCAATGCCAAACTCTTCTGGTGGTACTACTTCAACGCGAGTGCAGCTTTCAGTAACCGTACGAAGCATTTTGCCTTGGTATGTATTAAGGCCAGTAAGCTCGTCAAGCACTTCTTCAAACTCTGTAATTTCAATTTCAGGATCTGAGTCAAGGACTTCAAATGCTGGCTGAGAAATGTCTTCAAACGAGTGAGTCGTTGTTTTGTCTTCCATAGCTCGCCAACGCTTAATAACACCCTGACGCTGAAGAAGGCCATCAATAAGGCTATCCATAATATTGCTAAAGCCATCGTTTTGACGATAGAAAACATAACGTACCCAATCTGTTGCTTGCTGTGCTGCTTCGACATCTTCTGGCCCTTCTGGTTCAAACCTAACAGTTTCATCATCAGCTACAAATAACTCAGCTATATCTGATTTAATATTCTCAACGCTTTGGTAGACCTCTCGCGTAACAATACTTGAGTAGCCATCCCGTTCATTGCCGTACCGTTCACCAAGGTAATAATCAAGAAGATCTGCACGAGTCTGCGCAGCATCGCTATCCATGTGGTCAGATACGTTATCTTCATAAGACTGTATGGTGCTTAGTAATTCTTTGTTGTTGATCATTTATGTGACCCAGTTGTAATTGCTTGATTCCTTAGTTTCCCAAGGTCGCTGTCTTTTACTTTTATCTTTTGTAGGTATAGCAAACCTTTGGCTTTGGAATGCGTATCTTGTAGCTGACATTAAATCGTCTGCCTTATCTACTATCTTACCATTCTCGCCAAAGTGATACATTCCATATTCTTGTTGCCAAAAATGACAACTTTGGAATACCTTAAATAAACCTTTCTCCATCGCTTTCGACATTGCAGTAATACCTGCCGAAATCTTTATATCCCCTTTTGTCTGAGATATATCTGGCGGGTTAGTAAAGTGTTCAGGCAAGAAGTTTACTCCTTCCTGACGATACTGCTCTGCCATCGAATCACCGCCATCAAACGATCTATTACCATCGTGAGGCCAAGCTATAGGTGGCTGACAAGTTCTTTGTCTAATCGCTATAGCGTGTTGTGTTGCTGTTTGACGAGACTCTCTGTACTCGTCTGTAACATAAAAGCAGCCATTGTCTGGATTTATTGCACCCCAAACGATAGCTGTAGGGTGATCAAACCCAAAATCTATACCCGATATTCTCAACCAGTGAGAGGGTATCTCAAAGTCTTCTACAACCAACCTTTCTAGTGAGTATGGGAATACCATACCTCTACCGAATACTGGCTGGCCTTTTGTTCTCATCTCTCGCTCATTAGGAAGGTACTGAGCTAGTATCTGCTCTTTTGCATCCTCATCTAAGTGAGGCGCTTCATCCCAACCTGCTTGGATAAGAAACTGACCTTTCTTTCTTTCCTTCATAAACTGCTGGATAACTGGAGTCATTCCACTCTCTGGGGTAAACGTCATCATAACGAAACCCTTTTTATCCAGCGTTCGAGTCAAACACTGTGTGTATATGTTCTGTGCTGGCTGCTCATCTAGCCAAACCCAGTCAAGAGAAGATCCCATGAACTTCTCTTCACCCATCTCGTATGACTTAAACGAGACTACTGATTCACCGATGTGATTACCTTTCTCATCGTGAAACTTAACTACAATACTTTCAACTGCATTCGGTATCTGTGGCTTACGCACTACATCTACGATACAGTCTCTGGGTATAGCTCCAGATCCACGCAAGTCAATGTTTACAGGATCGCCTAATAGTTCACGCTGCAATATGTCTCTTGTGGTAACTGTACTAGCACCAGCAGCCCACGCAGTAATAGGCTTCTTAAATCTATGACCTGTCCACCAATCAGGGTACTTACCTGTTAAGTGACAAGCGCTTATCCTGGCTCCAGTGTAAGTCTTACCTACCCTGTTACCCGCCATAGCCAAACACTGATTGGCCTCTAAGGTAGCATTAGCTAACAGCTCTTGCCACCCATAAGGTTCCCAAGCATTTATCTGGTTAAATAAACGCCTTTGCTCTCTCTCCTGAACTAAGAGTAGTAACTTCTCTTTATCAGCCTTCTTTAAGTTTTTGGACATTTTGGGATGATTCAATCAGCTCGGATAGTTGTTCATCAAGTTCTGCATCAGAAAGGTCTGATACGGTTTGTTTAACATTTAGTTCTTTAGGCTTATCATGGCCTGTTCTGTGCAGAATATCTTGAGCCGCTTTTAAACGGATCTCTGGTCGATTATCTGGATCAACCATAATATCTTCTATGATCTTAGTCGCAAGAGAGGCAACCTGGTTCTCTTCAACCAAGTCATCCCTCTTCTCTTTGATCAGCTCTTTTAGATCTTTGTACAAGCGGTAAGCGTTACCGTTATCAGGCGCATAACCTGCTAGACGAAACGCATCCATTACAGTCATTTTTGTAGGATCTCGGCCCTCGTGATAACCACGAGCCATTAGATCAACAAACTTCTCCTGTTGCTTGGTTAGCTTTCTTTTCTTTTGACGTTTAATCATTAATTAGATTCTATTCTAGTAGATGATCGTGTGGCTGACTTGGTAAGCCTATACTGTTGAGCTACACGTTTGTTGTTTTGAATGAAGCCGTTTGAATCAAACTGATTTACAACAACGCCCATACTACGCCAACCTTGAATAGCATCATCAACCTCGATAGTAACATACTCGTTCTCTTCAAGATCTGGAGCCGCGAATACTTGCAGTTCTTGACTAGGTTGTAATGTAAATGAAGATGAAGTAGCTGCTTCTGTTCTTGAAGATATGTATGTTACTGCTCTAGGTACGCTTCCAGTTGCATCTAAAGGTCTTAAAGACTCAATTCTTTTTTGGATTTCAGCTAAAGGCAGTTGAACTACAACGTCATCAGTAACTTCTGACTGAGCATTCCATTCTGCAATCGTATTATTAGCCGCCCCACCAGCTCCATTCTTGTAATTAAATAACTTAACAGTGTCTACATCTATGGTGTCTGGAATGATGTATGTGTTATTTGAAAACGAAGCTGTTTGACTGCTATTTTCAAGATAGCTAAGAGAGTTAATGTTATCTAATGACTCAATTATAACAAGGTTTCTACGGATTGTTGCATTAGCTGTATTCGTTGCCCCTTGAGGAGCTACCGCTAGAACCCCAAGAGTATTTGCTGTTTTAGCAAAGCTATTAGTTACGACAGCAGCATTTTCCTGAATAGTAATATCTGTTGTTCCCTTGACGTAATAGCTTACTCCAAAACAGTCAAAAGCTAGGTTACCCTCTATAGTTGAGGATGTGCATTTTGAAAGCAGATAGCCAACATATGTATCTTGTGCAGTGTTACCTCTAGTAAGAGATCCAGCAACGCCCTGGCCGACAGAAAAAGCATGAGGTGTGTCTGTGTAGCTGTAAACTCCTTTAATATAGTTTCCAGAAACTTGGCCGCCAGTAATATTAGATGCGACATCTGACTGACCTAAAGCAATTCCATATCCAGAGTTACATTTAAAGTCAATGATATTGTTTGAGATTATAGGCAAAGAAGCTATTGCCGTAGACTGACCTTGAGCCAAGATTCCAAAATGCCCAGTGCCAGTAGTGTTTAAGCCGTCAATAGTAAGATTACAGTTAGACACAGTAGGGTTTACTGTTTTTACATTGATTGCTGCAATATTTCCAGATCCAGTTGCTGTTAATTTAGCATCAACAGCCTTTATATCTAAAGCAAGAGTGTTTGTTAAGTTATTAACCTTTGTTACCTGTACACCGTTAAGAAGGCCAGAAGATATAGTTCCGTCAAGCTCTAACCCATTAATTGTTACAGTTTGATCCCCATCATTAGATAAAGATGGTGATGTAGCAAACATCGCTGATGTGGGGCTTCCGCTGATTTTGCAAGAAACAAGCTCGATACTGCCATCTCTGTTTGAATAATTAATCCCATAAGCTGAGCCTGAGATATATTCCATATCCTCTTGGCGGAATGAGACTCCAGTTGCCGATAAGTTTTCAAAGGTAGTTGCCGAGGACTTAGAGCTTCCATCTACAACTAATCGCCTCGCTAAAACTGGATTAAATGAACTAGATATAGGATCAGAGTATCTAGCAACATACGCTGCCTGATTCCCGCCAGTTAAAGTTACCTTTCTACTTGTTTCTGCTTCAAGAA